GCCATTTAAGGGTTTGATGCAGTGGCTATCCTTTGCCATAGCCACCGAGGGCGAACGCACCATTATCCAAGAAATGCCATCATACACTGGCTGAGCTTGGCAGAATGACACTCTCTCCAGAACATGAACCGGGGGTTCAACAACGAGCGTGAAGCCCATTTCAGTGAACCATACGTTCAAGTCTTTTGAGAATGTTGCCAAATTATTTCTTTCCATTATTACAACACAGTCATCGCCATTATTAATGAGCGAGATTTGCTTGGTCAATCCGACGTGCTTGGCATATGCGTGAACCAGTGCGCACATGATCAAGCAATTTCCTAGAGCAGTGTTCATATCACCGCTCATACGAGTTCCGTCGACAGTGTACTTGATTTTACCATCAGGACAGTAGGCAACACACTCATTAGTCAATTGCCAGCTCAAAAGCCGTTGCAATTTAGAGTCGTTGCGATACATGTTCAAGTAAACACTGTGTTCCCAAGTCAAAGCTTGGCTACTGACGTGTTGGTCGAAACGCTTCGCATCCAGCCCTATAGCCACGGGGTTGGAATATTTGGACCATTTGCGTTTCAACAAGGCACCTACTTGCAGAGCATTCAGGCCTTTAGCTATGGTTTGTTCATGAAAAAGTTTACCCATAGCATCGTAAACTTGGTGTTCTATGGGTTTCAAGTACACACCCACCTCAATGTTGTAACGTCGGTCACGAGGACTGACAATCCGCATAACTGGATCCTTCTTAGTTGTCATGTCCGTCTTTTCCACTTTACCAAAAATCTTCAACCTTGCGTCTCGCCGGATCAACGGGCTATTGCGTAAGCTCTCCGCGGCCTGCTCATAAATCGTCCTCCTGCGGCCCTTATAGCAATCAACAAATTGTGATACACTGATAGGGGCGGTCGTGGGTAGGTGACGTTTGAGAAAGGTACCAATGTAACCTAGTCGCCGGTTGTAAAGATTCTTAATAGGGAGGGGAGGGAATTCAAACCCAGTGTCTGTTTTCACACAGAACACCCGTTCCAGCACCCCCCTATACACGTTATTCACACTATTATTGTGCACACGAAATTCCCTCCTAGTGGAAACACCAACCACTTGGTAGAGTTTTCGTGCTTTCGGCATTTTCCCTACGTACCGCTTAATCCGGAGCCGATTGCGTTCTCCAATGATTT